ATTCTTCTAAACTAGGATAACCTTCTCCTTTTAAAAAATCATCTAAATTTTCATAAGAATTAATAGCTGTCATTAACCATGGATTAATATTTATAATTTTCTGTATTAAATCTTTTGGAAATATATTTATAGGTTGATTTACTCTTATTTCGGATAATATATTTGCTAGTTTAATCATTTTATTATATTAAAGTTATCTTTGTCTAATGTTATAAATAATGAATCTGCATCTTCATCTATATTATATTTAATATTTCTTTTATCTAAATATTTTCTTAAATTATGATATTCATTTTCACCACTAAAAACATCTCTATTGATAAATATATTTACTTCATCTGGTTTGTTAGTATCTATATGTGCATAATAATTATATTTATCTATATTAAATCCAAAATGAATATCATATAATCCATCTTCTTCATACCAAGTTGTTCTAATTTTATTAGGATTATTAACTTTTATTTCTTGAATATTAAATTTATCTTTAAGAATCTGTCTTAATTCTTGTTGTTTATCTTTAGGTAAAGTTTTAATTTTATCTAATATATATGATAAAGAATTTTGTAATTGAGGGTTTTTTGTTTTTTTAGGATAATTATTATATAAAACTATATAATAAGGAAATTTTAAGTTTTCTGAGCCAAGGCTAAAATCACCAACATCCTTTATATATTCTTCGTAGTTATTATATTCTCTTTTCTTTATATATTCTTCTTTATATTTATCCCAATGTATTTTCCAAAATTTCTCTCTAAATTTTTCTAAATCTTTTTCATTTTCTATTTTGACAGGATATTTTATTATATCTGAATTTGGTTGGTTGATTTTAATTTCGTTTTTAGTTGAATATTTAAAATTACCTGATTTTATTCGTTGTAATAAATCATGTTGTCTTGGAGTAACTTTATTATTTTGTTTTTTAATTGAATTTATTATTTTTTGAAAATATTGTCTCTGTGTAATGGATAACCCATTGCTTTGATCTAATATTTGTTGGTAATAATTTATATTTTGTATTTGTTGATTTTCATCTATTTTATTAAAATTTTTTATTGGTGTTGGAGTAAGTTCTCCTGTAGCACGTACATTCTCAATATGTCCCCAATAAATTATATTTTTATTTCTTAAAAGTAAATAAATTTTACTTTCTTCGTCTTCACCACCATTATCCCAAGGATTCCATTCATTAAAATCAGTATAAGTTTCTCCCGTCCATTTATATCCCATTTTAGTTAAATATTCAGTAACTTGTGGATATTCTTTTTTAGTTACAACTATTGGAAAATGTGTAGGTGGTTTAAATGGTTTGTTTACTTTAATTTCATTTATATCTTTATTATTTTTTATTTTATATAAAATTGAATAATAAGCTTTCTCCATTCTATCTTTAAGTAAATCTTGTTCTTCTTCACTTAGATCATCTGTTTCAAAATCAAAATCATAGAAACCAGTTAAAAAAGAACCACTAGAAGAAGGGGGTAGGTTTTCTTCAAATGAGAAAAAATTATTAGTATGATCATTAATATATCGTATAAAACTATTTCCACCCTTCATATTTTTACATATAGATAAAATTATTTGTTTTAGTTTTTTACCATCTATATTATTTGTATAATAATCTACCCAAGCTTGTTGAATTCTAGCATCAGTCATTCTATTTACATCATGATACCAACCTGAATCTTTAGGTAGATTAATTTTAATTTCTGATAATAAAGGAGTATTTACTGATAAATTTAACCAATATGTAACTCCCTCTGGAGTATCCTCCCACACAAAAGCACCAGATAATGCTGCTACTATATTATCAAAAAGAGGACCATTTGGATTAATTTTATATACTTTACCATTTTTCCAATTTTTTATGGCTTGTGTTCGATAAGGTTCAGGAAACTTAGAAAACCACCATCCAATTGTTTTTGGAGGATAAGGTACAGATATTTTTATTTCTTCTAAATCTTTTGGATTATATTTTTTAATTAAAGATAAAGCAACATTTGACGATTCCCATGAATTAGGATCATTAATATCTATATGAGGTGTTTTTAAATAATGTGGAGGGTTTGTTATTGCAGATCTAGAAGCAACATAATATTTAATATTATTAGTAGAATTTTCTGCTAATCTAGCCCACCTTGCTATATTCCATCCTGTAAAAGAGGCTATTATTTTATTGTTCTTTAGATCAACTAAATAATTATCAGGATTTTCTTGAAGTTTTTCTTTATTTTCTATATATTCATCATAAGAATGACTTTCTCCATACGCTTTTTCATAACGAAAAGGTTTATTTACTTTTATTTCAAATAATATATCTGTTAATTTAATCATTTTATTATACCAGCTAAATATTTAAGACGTTTACTTTCTTTTATATTACCATTTGTAATATTTAAATCAGACATAGGATATATACGTTTAACATCTTCTGATTCAAAATCAGGATAACCATATTGTAATTCACTATCACCTAATGTAGATAAACCACTTATATTATCTTTAATAATTTTCCCATTCATATCAGATAAAATCCAAGTATCAAAAGGATATTTATTCTCTTTAGGTAATAAAGCATATTTATTCCCATTATCTTCAATAAAGAAAGGAACAGCATATGATAATGTAGGATATTTTGCAAAATTACCATTTGCTTTAGATGTTAATTTAAATATTACATCTCTTTCTTTTGAATTTAAAGATTTCCATTGTTCATAATTTAAAGGAGCAGTATTAATTTCTTGCTCAGGCATTATGAATTGTTTTTCCAATTGTTCTTCAGCAACATTTGTATTTGAACTATATGTCCAATTTTGAAATAATTTATTATATATTGTATATAAACTTTTTATTTTATCATCATTAATATATTTCATAGCTTCTTCTGGTAAGAAATCTAAATTTTTAATTTGTTTTTCAACATATTTTTTAGCTTGCTCTTCACCAAAATATTTTTCAATATATTCAAATGTTAAATTGTTATCAAATGTATTTAAATACTTTTCTTTAGCAGGTTCATCTAAATATTGTACATAAGGTAATGGTATTGGTTTTTTACTGTAGTTAGTGTGTCTAAAACGAAATATAGCATATCGTTTAGCTAAACTTTCATATTCTTTTAAAGCAGAATATGGTATTTCTTGTCCACTATCAATAGCTACGTTAGCTAAAGTTGTTGAACGACCTTCTAGATTTATTTTATATTTAGGTAATATATCTAAAATATCTGATGAAATTTGATTTTTAGATGCTTTACCTTGTGTATATAATATTTTTTCATCTTGAGTTAATTCTTTAAATTCACTTAAAGATAAATCTTTACCAGCAGCAAATTTTCTTCCTCTTTCTACAGCAGATAAAGCTATTGGTTTAAAATAAGCTTTTAAGTCTTTAATTTTATTCCAAGTATCAGAAGGTACTATTTTTGATATATCATCCCAAGTTTTAGCTGATGTATCTGAATCGTTGTTTGCTGATGTTACTATGTATGATTTTCCATCCGCATTAACTTGTACTACAAAAGCATGCCATTTATCTTTAAAAGGTGAATGCTCAGGATCAGATGACTTATTTCTATCAAATACAAAATAAAATGTAGGTGAATTTGAACCAAATCTATAATAATCATAATTTGTATTACCAACTTGAGTTACACACCAACCATATTTTTTACGTTTAGTATTAGATAAAACAGGACTATACGAAATACATTTATTTATATCATCACCAACATGTATTTCTATTCCATTTTTGTCATATACTTTATCAGCATCTGTTGTAGCCATATTATCTCCTTCTTCACCAGCTTGTCTTTGTGAAGGAAATAAAGCATCTAACATTTGTTCAAAAGGTTGCCATTGCCATTTACGTGGATCTAAAAAAGCATTATCTATTAATAAACGGTTAGGAATAAATTTTTTTACATCTTCTTTAGAAAAAGCTCCATCTTCAGTACCATTTTCAACAGCATATTTTAATGTGTCTTTGTTATTCATAAAACGAGCAACATATGATTGAGCTGTCGGTTTATCAATATCTTTAGCAAATCTTTCTACAGCTGCTTTTTTTATTTTTTCAGGATTTTCAGGAATAGAACGGATTAATTTATCCATATCATCAAATGAATATTTTTCAATATTAAGATAATTATTTCCTTTCTTTAATTCATCTGGAAGTACTACTATGTCTAATTTTTGAGCTAAACCGCTTTTGATTTGATCAAAACGTTGGATTAAAAATCTAGCTACATTTTCATCAGGTGAACCTGGTTTGATACCCCATTTAGTTAAAGTATCTTTTATAGTTTTTTCAGTATATTCTTTTAATAATATGTTTGTTAATTTTATCATGTGTATAAATATTATCTAACCTCGTAATCATTACTACCAATCTTCAAATTAGATATAGTATTTATATTAATCATTCGATATTCTCTTTTCTGTACATCAAATACAGGTAATAAGCCTTTATCTTCAGGATTATAGGGTAATTCACCTCCTTTTAAATATGCTTTTACCCCTAAACGTGCATTCATAACACGTTTTGATCCGTCTTTTTTAGTAAATGTAACTGTAAAGAATTTACCTTTAGTATCTTTTATAAGTTGTTTAGCTTCATCTTTACTAATAGGACCTGAAGGTTGTTCAGGAGTTTCCGCAGGAGGAATTTCTTGTTGTGGTTCTTGTTGGGTATTCTCCGGGTTAGGATTTATTATCTCAGGATTTACTTCAGGGTTATCTGTTTCTTGTTCTGAAATAATAAATTTTACAATATCTAATAATTTTATACCCATTAATTATATTTAATATAAATATTAACTTATATTATCATTATATGTTTTTTCTGAAATAGTTGAGTATTTTCCACATTTCTTACACTGTAATTGGATTTTTGCTGTTCCTAATGCTGATATACGTTTTTTAGAAAATTTCATATCATATGAACTACACTCAGGACATGAATGTTTTTCATTACCTATTAATATTCCATGGTGTGTTTTAGCAGGTAAATATGTTGATAATCTATTATAAACTTTTTCAAGTAGTTCTACATCTTTTTTACAATATTTAACCATTGATTGTAAAGCTTTTTCATCTTTATTTAAAACTATATTTTTCCATAATGAAAAACCTGTACTAAGTTTATGTCCTATTCCTAAAAAAGTAGCTATATAATCTAATTTATTACTATTAAATTTAAATTTAGAACGAGCTTGTTTTAAAGTATCTATAGTAACATAATTAGGGAACATAGATATGTTGTGATATAAACATCTAGTTCGTACCCAAGGTAAATCAAATTTATCTCCATTATGACCAACTATTTCATCAGCTTCATTAGCTATTTTTATAAATTGTTCTAAAAGTTTTTTATCATTTTGATTTTTATCCCAAGTTAATGAATGAATTTCTTTTTCACCAGCCCATTTATAACATATACAAATAATGGCTCTTTCTTGAATAATACTTTCGTGAGGTATATTTAATTTATATCCAGATGACCAGAACATACCTATATTTGGACTTGTTTCTATATCAAAAAAAAGTCGTTTAATTTTTTTATTCATAAATTGATTATTAGTTAAAAATAATATAATAAAAATATTATGCCTTTTATAATTTAAAGACCTATATCTTCTTTATCTAAATAAAATGTATCAGAAATACCGTAATTATTAATTAAATATAATTCTATATCATTTTCTATAACCTTCATTTCTTTAATCTGTATTATATCACCTTTATTAAATTTACCTAAACTTTCAGATAAAATAAAAGTTTCCTTTTTCTTTAATGGAGTATTTTTAACTTCATTTAAAAAATCCTTTGTTAAATTCATTAATTTAGATTTATATTTAATTAATAGGTGTTTCATCTTCCGGTGTTTCTTCCGGAATCTCAGGTGATTCTTCCGGTGTTTCTTCCGGAATCTCAGGTGTTGGTTCGCTTCCTGGAAAAGTTCCACCACTTCCTGATGAACCTGATGCTTTATTTAAATCAGCTGCCATTTCAGCATCTGCAACTTCTTGTTCTTTCCCTTCTTCAGGTGCATAATGTAATTGTAATAAATCAGCTATGTTTTGAGAAGCACGTTCAAGATCTCCTAAATTATCAGGATTATATTTTTTTCCTACAACTTTAACAGTAAATTTATTTTTACCAACATAATATATAGTAAATTCTTGATTATTAATTAATTCTATTTTAAATGTAGTAGGTTTAGGAGCAGTAATATTAATATTTTTTATATAATGACTAAAGGAAGGTGACATTAAATCCTCCATTATTTTTTTAAGTCCTGGAAATCTATATACTAAATATAATGATTTTTCAGCTTTCTGTCGTTGAATCTCTTGTTCTTTAAGAGCTTTACGTACAGACACTTTAATATATTTTTCTAATATTAATCTTTTATTATTCATATTATTTTTTAACCGGCGATTTTTTATCTTCTTTTGATGTTTTAGATTTTACATCATTATCTGATTTTTTTTCTGCTACAGTTGTTTGTTTTTTCTTTTTTATATCAGGTGTAGATTTCTTTTTTTCATCTATTGTTGGTGTTGGAACAGAAATACCAATCATTTCTTTAATTTTCTGAGTTTCAGATTTTATTTTTTCTTCAACTTCATTTATTTGAGTCCCTAACATTTCAGATAATTTAGCAGTCATTGCTTTAATTTTTTCAATTTCATTAACGAATTTTTGCATATGAGCATATTCAACAGTTAATGAACCTGTTGTTTCATCACCTTCATTAACAGTAGATTGAGGTAATGATTCTTTCATTCTCTTTAAACTTGTTAATTCTTTTTTAAGTTCAACTAACTTTCCAGAACTTTTAGGTAATCCTGTTTCTTTTTTCTTTTTTATATCTTCTTTTGCCTCAGATATAACTTTACGAATAATTTCTTGTATTTGGTTTGTTTTCATATTAATTTTAAAATTTATATTATATTAATAAATATTATGAATTTAATGTATCTTTAATTTTTTGAATATATTCTTGCATATCCTTAATTAACATTTCTTTAAATGAATTATTACTATTCCATGCTTCAATATCACCATTTTCTGTTATGAATGATCCTTTATCATTATCCATCATTAATTCTAATAATATATTTTCAGTTTCTTGTAAATGAATTTTCAATCCATTTTTATTTATATTATTTTGATATTCTTCAAATTTTCCTAAACGTTTTAATTCAGTTTCATAATCTATAACACAATTAAAGCACATAGTATGAATAGGGTACATTATTTTATCTAATCGATTAACCATTGAATTGGAACATTTAGGACAAACTAAAGGTAAAGATACTTGTTTTCTAACTATATCTAATTTAGTTATGGTCTGTTTAATACCATTTTTTATAGTCCATTGTTTGTTATTTTCTTCCCATATATCACCTTCAATATGTTTTACATATTCTTTAGTATATCCAACTTGTGTTGTAGTTTTATCACCATAATTTTTAGTAATAATATTACGCATTCTTTGTACATCACTACCTTTCCAATCTTTTATTAATTTTGATTCTGCCATAACTTAATTTTTATTTACTTTAATTTCATCTAAATCTAGTGTTTCTTTCCACCATTCTTTACTAAATATTTCGTTTATTTCACCGAGATAATCAGAACATATATTTTTATCCGTTCCTGGTCTTATATAGAACTTTCTAGGAAAACTTTCATTTTTTAAATCATCTATTATTATTATTTGACCATTACACCATTTATATCCACCTCTTATAAATAATGGTTTTATTTTATCAAATTCTTCTGATGAATTAATTATTATAGGAAATTTAATTGAAATAGGATTTATTTTAATTTCAGATAAATTATCTTTATTTAATCTAATTATTTCATTTATATTATATTCTCTTGTATTCCAAGGATCATATATATCAATCCATTTTAATTCTCTATCAGTATTATCTTCTTCCCATTTCCATCCTTTACTCCAATACCATCCTTCTTCTCCATTTATTGTTTCACCATAAGGTTCATAATTATAATCTTTTATTTCTCCTATATCACTAGGAGCATACCAGGTTACTATATCATATATTTTACCAATAACAGGTCTAGTTATTGGTTGATTCACTTTTATTTCATCTAAATATTCATCATCATATAATTCAGTATCAAATCCTTTAATTATTAGTACATCAACATTAATAGGATTAGTTGAATTTAATACCTCTTCTTCAGGTTGTGAACTTAATTTATTCATAAATTCTGGATTGAAATATAATTCAGCATCTTTAACTTTAGCTCTAACTATTAATGGTACCATACCTTTACGTTCTGCTGTAGCAATTGCAAATGAAGCAGCATTAAAATAATTTGTACTCCAAGATGATAATTGGCGTTGAGATGAATATTCTTTATTAGGAATTATTATATTTCTTTTATCTTCAGATGTATTAGGAAATTGTTTTAATTCTTCTAATTTATCTATAGTTGTTGTTGTACCTCTATATATATAAGAATCTCCTTGTAAATTAGGATTAGCTATATCAGGATATTCAATTTTTAATTTATCAAATAATGGTTTTAAATCATCTATATTCATATTTGAATATGTTTCAAATTCTGAATCAGCATATGCTTTTAATCGAGTAAATAATTCTTTTTCGGCAGGTGTATCTTCTTCTAATTCTTTATCGTACCATTTTATTCTAACTCCTGATTCTTTATCACCAAATAAATAATCACCATATATGCCTTCTTGTAAATTTAATTTATTTCCTTTAATTTCATCTAAACCACATTTCATGAAAAATATTTCTGGGTGTTGTCTTCCAAAAATTCTCATTATTTTTCCGGCATAACTATTTGCTGCGTTTTCTTCTTTACTCCCGTCTTCTCCAGATTTATTATTTAATATTCCTTTTGAATTTTGGTAAGCATGATAACATTCGTGACAAAGAGAGCGCATCGAATCAGCCAATGTTCTTTCATAAATCACAACATATATTTGATTTTTTACTGGATCATAACCTCCATAACTATTATTATTTTCTGTATAGTTAGGGTTATTTATTATTTTTATTTTAGGAATATTTATTTTTAAATCATTACAAATAAATTTAACAAATATTCCTAATAAAGTTAAATATTCCTTATTTTCTATTATGTTTGTTAAGTTTTCTTTAACCTGAATATTTAAATTACCTTGTAATATTGTTGGAATTGAACCTAAAGCTCTATATAAAGATAAAATAACTTCACCTCCAACTAAATAATATTTATCAATTCCATAACATAATACTAATGGTAATGGTAAATCTTCACCTTTTTTAATATTTTCTATATATGGTTTTGGATCTATCCCAGCTTTTAAAGCATTTTTAATAGCATCATCTAACGTTTTAACTCTATATGATTTACTATTTTCTAAATTTTTCCATATATCATCCGATAAAATTACTTCTTTTCCTGATAAAAATATATCTTCCATATCTAGAATAGGAAGATTAAAAAATGCAGCTGCTTTTTCAATTTTATCTCTATTTTGAGTAATATATGCCTGGTAATCGTCATCTTCAAAATTTATAGGTGATGATTCATTTAAATATTTTTTTAATATATATGGGTCAGCTTCTGTATTAAATATTTTGTTTTTATTCATATCAATAGAATAAGGAAAAGAACCCTCAGTAGGAATATATTTTTCTAATGGTGTTCCATCTAACCATGTATAACCATTATGTATATAAGAAGGTAACATTTTTTTAAAATCATCTAACGTTTCAAAAGTTATTGGAAATTTTACTGGTTTGTTAACCCTAATTTCATCTAAATCTAGTGTTTCTTTCCACCATTCTGTACTAAAGATTTCATTTGTTTCTTCTTTATATGGTTTAATCCAATCTCTATTATTTTTTTCTATTGGTTTTTTAGGTTTAGTTGCAACAGTATATTCACCTCCATAAAGTTGTTTACTATTATTACTAGCTGGATATATATAAAAAGTTTTATCCCCTCCTCTAAAAATATGGTCTCTGTAATAATCATCTATTAATGATCTACCTGATGTCCATCTATAACCTAAATCATGTAAATATTTAAATATAGAAATAGAATTATTTAGATTTATTTCAATTGGAAATTCTTTAGGAGGTGCAAATGGTTTATTAACTTTTATTTCGTTTTGTTGATTTAATAATTCAACATTACTTGTATAATTTATAACCCATGATTCTAATCTAGGATTCCATGATACATAAAATTTTATTCTTTTAGTTCTATCTTCATTATAATAATAAAAATATAAATCATCATGTTTACCTAAAGGTGAATCTTCATTTTCTATGTAATAGTTTTCAAATTTCCCATCTTTAGTTATTACTTCCATTTTATTCCAATCAACTTCATTCCAACCTTCAACTTCAACATTACTTTGTGTTAATGGTTTGTTAATTTTAATTTCATTCATAATATTAATATATCCAATAAATATTATATATTTATTTTGATCGTAGTAGGTAATAAATCAAAATATGGTTTTGCATCAGGGTTTTCTAATTTGTAAATATCATATATTTTTAAAAACATTTCAAAATTTTTTTCAATATTTCCTATTATTTTTAATTGCCACCCAGCACCTTGTACTTTATCCTTGGCAGAACCACGAGTAGCTGCTTTTAACCATAATATACCTGTTTCTGTTATTTGCTCATTATGTGTTTCATTCCAGGCATTGGCATATGACGCTAATTGTAATCCATGAGACGTATGTAATGAATTAGATGTTTTAATATCAATTAACCATATTTTATTCTGAAAATGACATATTATATCAGCTGTACCAGCATATTCATATTTATCTGAAAATAAATGATATTCAGTAGCTATTAATTCTGGTTTGTATGTATTCCAAAATTCAGCGAATTTAAGGATCATTTTCCATATTTCTAACGAATATTTCGCGTTACCCCATTCATCTAACCAACTTATTTCTTCTCCATTTAAAAACGCCTCTATAGCGCCGTGTACTTGGTTTCCTTCTGTAGCTGCTTTTTGTACTATAATATCAGCATTTGATCCTACTTCTTTCAACCAATCATGGAAAAATTTGTTTTTTGGAAAGTAATTTAATATTGATGATACCGAAGGATAATATTTTTCATTTCTTCTATAAAAACGCTGGTCTAATATGTTTATTTGTTTATTATCTTCACTATATTCAACTATTCTTTTTATTCTTGGATCTTTTAATACATTTGCATTTTTATCTATCATATCTCTAATTTTCTATTAAGTAGTGTTTGAAATGTTAAAGGTTGTACTTTTTCTATTGTATTTAAAAAACTTTCAAAACCTACTTCTGAAGCATCTTTTCCTTCAACTTCAATTAAATAAACCTCTTTTCCTAATGATAATAACTCTTCACAATATTTAAGTGAACTTTTAATAGCATCAGGATCTAATGCTATGTATATTTTATTAACTTTTGATGATACTATTTTTTTCATTAATATATCATGTATTCTTTTACCAAATAGTGGTATAACATTACGTTTAATAGTTAAAGCATCAAATATACCTTCAACTAAAATTATAGGAGCATCCCAATTTATATATAATTCAAACCCAATTATAGATTTAGTATCTAAAGGTGGATTTTTATATTTTTGAAATTGTTCTTCAGTGTAATCTCTTGCTATAAAATAATTTAATTTACCTTTATTATCATATGAAGGTATTATTACTCTATGAGAATATGGACCTTCTTTACAAAAACCAATATTATATTTTATTATATCATTTTTATTTAATCCTCTTTTTCTTAAAAATTTAAAAGCATGTTTAGATTCAATTTGAGCAATTCTATCAGTTAATAAAGGTTCTAATTCAGATAATGATATAAATTCTTTAGGTAATTTAATATCTTCAATAATTACATTATATATTTTATTAGAAGAAGGAGTAATTATTAATTTTAACTCTTTTAATTTAGGATGATTATTATCTAATTGTTTTAATAACGTTTGAATGGTTTTTCCTTTGGCTTCACAACTCCAACAATGCCAAGGATTTTCTTTTTTATCGTTTGTTATTAAATTAATTTCTAATTTCTTCTTTCCTACTTGAGATGAAGTGTGAAACGGACAAACAAATGAATAATTTCCTTTACTAGTTTTTTGACCTTTACCTAAAACAGATTCTAATAATACAAGAAGAGCAGCATTTTCCATATTAGAAATATACTAATTTATTTTGACTCAACCAAATCTTTAGGATAAAATTTTCCAAGGATATTACTATTAATATAACGATTATCTAATAATACATCATAATCAAATAAGTATTTAGTTTCGTAATATGTTAATTCTTTTGATGATTTACATAATCTTAAAACAACACGTAATAATTTATATTTAGGTGTATTTTTAACCCATTCTTTAACTTCATCAGCAGAACCATAATATTCTTTCCAATTTGATTCACTTATGACTTTCTTTTTTGAAGGTGTTCTACCACGTTTAACAGGTAAAGCAGCAGTTTCCTTTTTACCTAATTTTTTACTAGTAGTATTTTTAAATATCTTTTTACCAATATAATTTTGATTAGTATCTAGATTTATTGTCATATAAACATATCCATAATAATCTTCTATATTAAAATTAGGATCATCTATTAGGTCTTCTACATATGTTGGTTTTGATGTTTGTAACATAACTATTTATTATTTAATATTATAATCTTAAATCTTTATCACTATTATTAAATTCAAATTTTATAGGAAATGTTATGAAAATTAAATCATTTTCTTTAAAAGATAATCCCCTCCAAGTATATCCTTGTGTATTTAAATAAGGAATTAATTTTTTATATTCTTCTTTAGAATTTATTATTAAAGGTATTTTAATTTGTTTTGGTTGAATTACTTTAATTTCATCTAAATCTTGTCGTTTTATAGGAATTATTTTTAATCTTTCAGGATTCGTTATTACATCTTTTTCTTCAGAATAATATATTTCATTTTCATAATCAACTGAAAGATATATTTTTTCATCGTTTGATAATTTATCTGTTATTATATCATATATATGATCTTTTATTAATAAACTATCTCCTCCGGCCCATGTATATCCTAAATCATTAAGAAATTTAAAAACTTTATCTACATTATCTTTAGTTAATATAATAGGGAAATTTTTAATAACAATAGGTTGATTTATTTTAATCTCTTTTAAATTTTGATTTTTTACTGGAGATATTGTTTTTCTAATTGATTGTTCTTTAAATATTTCTGGATTAGATAATACTACTCTTCCTACATAATCATTCTCGTAGTAGCTTATATAATAATGATCAAATATATTAAATCTTTCATCCATTTTTATATTTAATAATGACCTTCCTGTATATGCTTTATATCCTAATCTATCTAAATATCTAAATATAATATGGTAATTTTCTTTAGTTATTTTAATTGGAAATTCTTTAGGATGATTAGGATTAACTACTTTTATTTCGTCAACTTTATTTACTTGATAATAAGTTTCTAAATCATTCTCAAACCAAACATCTTCATTATCTGTTAAATGATCATTTTTATCAAGATCTTTGGTCCATAATTTTACCTCACTAGTTTTTATTACCTGTTGTTTAACTCTTTCTTTCCAAGGTTGATATAATGTAAATTGAATTATATCTCCTACTTTTATATTTCCGAATTTTACACCAGGTTTATCTATATCCCACATCTTAGGAGGTCGATTTACCTTAATTTCTTGTAAATCTAAATCATCTACTTTTTTACCTGTTAGTTCATAGAATAAATGTCTTGCTAAATCAGATACATCATCTTCATTAACTATTTCTGTATCATCGTCGTCATCATACATAGCAATTTCATCCATAGCATCATCCCAACATTTATCCCAAACTTCTTGATATTTTCTAATATTAGGATTAGTAATTTTTATTTCAAATAATATGTCTGTTAATTTTATCATTATAAATCATATTGATTTTATCTTCAAGAATATATTCTTTACACAAATTAAAATACAATAGAGAAACTAAATCACTGTATTTATTACTTTTTTCTAAATTATCTTTTCTCCATTTAGGTTGTAAATTTTCTAAATGATTTACTATATTAAAAGGAGTAAAATTTTTAAACCATGTTATGGGTATTTTATGATCTACATTCCATTGATTTTCTTTATTTCCTAAATTATTCCAATTCATTCCTTTTTCAAATTTATTTTCTATTGCTTTTTTAAAACATAATGGAGAATAATCTAATTCTTTATTCAATGTTTTGTTTTTAGGAGTATTTAATTTTTCTTTTATATTTTTTATTTGATTTCTCAAAACATATATATGTGGATTTTTATAATAATATTCCATACTATATATATTTTGTTTTTCTTTCTTTTGTTTATATTTAATAGGATTATTCTTAATTAAATTTTGATATTCTTTAACTTTAATTTTAATTGTTTGTTCGTTGTTTTGATAATAATCTTTACTCCATGTTTTAAATTGTTCTTTGTTGTTTTGATAATAATCTTTACTCCATGTTTTAAATTGTTCTTTGTTGTTTTGATAATAATCATTATGGTAATTAGGATTATTATCTTTCCATTTTTTATTGATTTTTTTTATTTTATCTTTATTATTATTCCATCTTAATTTACCTTCATCATTTTTACATTTTTTACAAACTTTTTGTAATCCATCTTTTTCGGTTTTACATTTACTAAAATCATTTAATTCTTTTTCTGTTTTACATTTACTACAAATTTTCATAATTATTATTTATAATAAATATATGAAAACTCTAGTTTCTTAATAAAATATGATTATATGTCAAAACGAACTATTAGAGTCATATCAGTATTAGGTGATATCATAATAGGTTTAGCTAATTTAGTTACCATTAATAATTCATTATCATCATTATATAAACCAATAGTAGTAGTGTATGGATAAAAAGAAGCACTAGTTGCATATCCACGCAACGAACCGCTATTATAACTACCTGTTATTAAAGTTGGATTATACGATAAATTAAATTCACTTTCTTTAATTATACATTTAACCTCATTTTCGTATATAATATGTTCGTTTTGAAATAATATATCAAATGAACCAGTAGTTGTTAATGTTTGATAACTCTGATTAGTAATAACTAACGTACCATGAGCATAAAATATATTTCCTATAAAACTTCCTCCATTATATAAGTTTCCATTTCCATCATCATTAATATTATAAGCTGATGAAGTTATTTTAAAACTATGTGGTAATATTTTTGAACCATATATATCTTGATTTACAGATAATACACGTATTTCTTCTCCAGTACCTGAAGGAAATTGTTTTACTAATTGTGGATTAAAATTATAATTGAAATAAGATGATGTAGGACGTTGTTCAGAAGCAGATTCATACGTGTTTATATTAAACATTAATGAACTAGTATTTAAACTACTTGTATATGATTGATAAAATAAGTGATTTATAGAATCATATATTAGTCTTTCATATTGACCATTATTTGTTGTATCACTTCCTGAATTAAATATACTTGTATCTTTTATTCCTTTATAAGAATTTAAATATTCTGAACTACTTACAGATGAAGAATAAGATATCGTCCAATATTTATTGGCAGCATATGATACTGTTGTAATATCAGCTTTATTTAATCTTTTAAATATCACTATATTCTTTTAATTTATTTATTATTATTTCCGGGTTATTATATATATCACTTTCCCAAAGTCTTATAATTTTATATCCATTTTCTTCAGCAAATTTGTTTTTAAATAGATCGTTTTGTTTAACTTCATCAATCTTGTAAAAATGTTTTTCTAATTTTGGATTTCCATGCCAATAATCTCCATCAATTTCTAATAATATATTTGAGTCTTTAATTTTAAAATCATATGACTTACATATCCCATTTCGACTTAAGAAAAATTGAAAATCATATTTTATATTATTTTTATCTAAAATATAAGAAACAAATGTTTCTAATTTATTTGATTTACGTTTTTGAAATATCTTTTTTATTGTATTAGGAGAACAAGGGTTTAATTCAGACCAAGGTCTATTACCTTCTTTATAATATTTTAAAAAACGTTCTTTTACTTTTTGTTTTTGATAATCACTTTGTTTCTTACCAAGCATTGGAGAATTTCTCCCTTCATTTCTACTTACACCTTTACTTGATTTACTAATTTTTTCTCCTGTTTCTTTAGAAACAATTTTTCCTTTATGAGAATTACTAAGTTTATCTTTATGTTCTTTAGACATAAATCCTTCAGGCTTAGATATACCTTTTCTTTCTTTTGAAGCTTTAATTGATTGACATTCTTTAGAACAAGTTTGATATTTATAAACTATGTTTTTACTACAAATTTCACATGGTTTGTGTAAAGGTAACGTTTGCCAATATTGTTTAATATATTTCTCTACCGATATTTCTTTATGTCGAGATGAGATATGTCTTTTAATTCTACCAAAAGACATTTCTTGTTGACAAATTTGACATTTTACTAAATCACAATTTCCTTTCATTTTTACTAAGTTTACGCTAATAAATATTAAACTATTTTTAAAAACGTAAAAAAATCAGTAATCGAGCTTACACCTAATTAAAGCTTCTTTAGTAAAGTCTTTCACTAATGGTTTACTTAATTTGGCTACTGCTAATAATTCATTATTATCATTATACATACCAACTGTTGTAATAAATGTTTGAGGATTGTTTATTAATGTATTATATAATAAATTACCACTTGCATCTATTATTGAAGGATTTGTTGTATAATTAAATTCACTGTTTTTTACACGAGTAAAGAAATAACGAGATGATACTGTTTCTTCAGATTGTAATTGAAATCCAGTATTTCCAGCAGCTGCTGATGATGAAATAGATGCAAATAATTTTAAAGAATTATTAGCTGATGAAGTTACTAAACTAGCTGCTTGAATATATGGTGTTAATGAACCAGAAGCATCTAAAATTATAATACCCATATCAGGTAACATAACTCCATAATAAGGAGATGTAGCAGCACTACTTGTATATGCATTTCCACTACTACCACTAATTATATAAAATATTCTATTTTCTCCTATAAATCTAGTTAAACTTGTTGTTGCACTATCATCAGTTAAACTTATAGTAGCACTACCACTTTTTAAAGTTAAATTTAAAGAACCAGGATGAATAGATTGTTTATATTGTGTTCTTGATATATTAATAATATATATTTGTTCAGCAGTTGTTGTTCCACCATCAAAACTAAAATTATCAGTTTCAGTTCCATAAACTAAATTTCTATATTGTCCATAAATTATACGAGATGGAGAATATCCTTGTATTATTGGATTTATAGGTGTAGAACCTGAACCATTTATATGTCCATATTGAAGACTAAATTGTACAGAAGCTGTAGTAGTTGTTGGATTTCCTTGATAACTATCTATGTAATATTCTGTATATCCACTAGATGTAAAAAATGTACTTAAAGTGTAATTATCTCCACTCCATAAACCTCTAACTACTGTTTCTGAACTTATTACCGAATCATCTGTGTTATATCTATTAAAACTCATATTGTTATTTCTTTATTTAGTTTGATACTTTTTGTATGTTAATAGGAATTGTTATTCTAGCTCCACTATCTCTACCTATAACTGTTATAGTAGTAGTTAAAGTTGTTAATGATGTACCATATAATGTGTTTATAGTAGTACCAGTTAATGTAAATGAAGTACCTAAAGTTGATTTAGATAATACAGCTCCTGTTGTTGTATTTAATGAACTATCTCCTACAGTTGATGTATTTATTCCTGTTCCTTGGAATGAAGATAATAATCTTATATCAGATATAGTCGTTATATATCCATTAGCTTCAAAAGTACTTGTCGCACCAAGATAATTAAGAGTTTGTGGTGTTATTGTTAATGATGCACCTTGTTTAAGTGTAATACTATTATAACCTAAACTAATAACAGGTAATCGTGACGTACCACGAGGTAACGTTACTAATTTATATCTCATTATTTGAGTATCATCAGGGAAAGCTTGAATTACAGGCATATTTTCAATAGCCTCTCCATAAAAAGCCGAACCTGAAGGATGTGTTGGGTTATACAAAGTATAATCAATTTCATCATCTGCTAAAGCAAATTGTGTTATTTGAAAAGATCCATCATTTCTTGCTAATAATTCTCTTCCTTTTTTTGTTAAAATTGCATCTACGGTTACAGTAACCGGATTTAAAATAGCCATATTTTATTTATTTTATTATGTTTATAAATATATTAAATTTTATTTTTTAACTTAAATAATTATAATTTTCTAAATTAATTATATATCCCAATGTGTTAGAATAATCACTATAATATTCTCCTACACTACTACTACAATATGTTTTTATTCTATAATAATTTGTTTCAAAAGGATAAGAACCCGTTAATGAACCCGAACAAGAAACTTGAGTTGTAAAAGACCAAGAAACTTGATTTACAGAGGTTTCTAAAGAAACATATAATGTGTTTTTACAAGAACCAGTAGAATATAAAAATTCTAAACTAGTTGGTTGTAAAGAATCATCTATACTAAGTAATTTAGGAGTATAACATATAGAATCAACAATACTAGCTGAAATTAAATAATAATCTGAACCGGTTACTTCTATTTGTGATGTATAACTAGCTGTTCCTATCCATGAACTAGAAGTTATTAATATACTGCTGGAATCATATATATATATTTGATTAAATTTATTGTCACCAGAATACATTTCTATGTTATATTTACTTGAAGAAACAAGAGTATTACCCATTGTTACTCCATAAGGAACATTAATGTCTAATTTTTCACTTAAAGAAGAAGAATCTATTATTTTTAAATAATATGTAGGATTAAAATTTATATTGTTATTATGAGCTATGTATTGTATTATCTTATTATTTGTATTAGGTAAATAATCTAAAGAATAAGAATTTATATAATAGTTTGTTTCATGATATGGAAAAGAAGCTACTAAATAACTTCCACTATATAATTTAATTCTTGTTGTTACATCATGATCATGAGATGCTTCTCCCGAATGACTTACTCCTGTTTCAATAGCTTCACCTGATATAGAGCAAGATACATTATAAAATATTTTTTCAGTTATATTATTTTGTAGTATAGCAGTACTAGATGAAATATAATATGTTAAATTTTGTTGGATCATTATATAATATTATTTAAAGATTTAACTATAGTACCTATATTATTATTTAAAGTATTAGAAGCATCATATGGAACTAATAAAGCACTTTCAATATTTTGTGTTCCTATAATATTTCTTCCTTCTAATATTACAGAAGTTTCATCTGGTTTAGGGCGAAGAATAGCAAAGTTGCTTGAAATATTATATATAGTAGGAAGAGAAGTATTTAATACGGCACTATATGAAACAGGAGAACCTCCAGTTCTAACTTCAGATACTTCATAATATTCTCCAGGATCTGTAAATCTTCCAAATTTAATTAAATCTCCTCTTTGAATAGACATATTATCTATAACAGAAGAATAACTACTATTACTTCCACTAAAAGAAGCACTATAAAAATAAGGAGATAAAGAAGATGTAAATATTAAAGTATCATTAGATGTGTTAGATGTTCCTAAAGAAAAAATAGAAGATGAAGTATAAGTAGAATCATATAAATATTGAGTAACCTTTTGAGTAGCATCTACAACACCCCAAAAAGTATCTTTAAATTGTATATTTACATTATCTGTATAAGCATATGCTCTTTGAATATCTAAGAAATAAAAAGATAATCTTAAATAACTTCCTACTGGAGGAATATATATAGTATTACTATTAAGAATATAAAGTAAATCTATAAAAACACTATCTTGAGGATTAGTACTATTTAATCTAATACTATTTGTATCTCCTTGATCAAAAGGAGCTTTATCTGGAGATGTTCTATCTAATAAACTAGCCGATGCTATTATAGGAGTTTGGATTTGCCATTGATTGCTTTCATATTGTTCTTGATTTGCTGTTTCTACTAAAAGAGCCATTTTAAACATAACTTGACTTCCATTATTATTATCTCCTTTAATTCTAACCTTTACATTTGTTCCTCCTATTATTTTATAACCATTAGGTGATTGTCTTGTTACTTTATATATATTATTATTAACATTTGATAAAATAGGTTCAGTATTAAAAGCAGCTACTGTTGTATTTAAACTAAAAAAAGATAAAAGAGCAGCATACAAGTTTGGAGTAGTAAAATTATTGAAATTAAATATATCAAAACGATATATAGGTCCGTTTGTAGTTCTATTATCTACAATATATTCTAAATTACTTGTTATATTACTTAATGAACGAATGGAATTATGTCCCCAACTACTAAAACTTAAAACTTCTGGAGAAACTTGATTGTTTCCATTAGGAGTTGTTAATGAAGTTACATTATTAATATAAAAATAATTTACATTATCACTGTTAGAAATTATATCAGCTGGATTTTGATCTATTGTTCCTGCAGTATTAGCTTCAAATTCATATATATTTAAATCTGATGAAAGAAAACCTAAAGGAATAGAAGAAGTAGCATAATAATTTTCATATCTAAAAGTTAATGTATTTCCATTTTCTCTATATAATATAGGATCAAAACGATATCCTCCTTTCCATATTAATTTTTCTCCATCTCTTCTTTTTTGATTTTTATCAGTAATAGATAAAACAGCAGGATTATGAGATTTAAATATATTTTGGATTTCAAACCAATTATTATTATATGAATTTAAATCAGTAACTTCATTTTTAGTATCTATTAAATATCTAAGACTAATAGGTGTTTTATAATAGAAATTTAAACTTTGAGTAGGAATAGATTGTATCCATCCTAATTTATATGAATTACGATCTATAACAGCTGTTTTTCCATAAGATATATCTCCATTTTGAATAATATTATATGAACTAGTATAAGAAGAACTAGTATATGTGTTATAATTTAAACTAGTTAATTTAATACCTTTATAACGAGAATTTATATGTGAATTTAAATTTAAATAAGAATCTTGTAATTCAACACTACTTGTTAAACTACCTGTAGTTCCATATATATATTCTATTTTTTTTCTGGTATTTGATGTTATACTTTGAGAAACATTATTTAACAAAACATTATATTCAGAATGTAAGAATTTATCTAAATTTATACTTTCACTTATATTATTTTGATTATTATAAACATCCCAATTTTTTAAATATGGATTTAAATTTCCACTAATAAAATATTTATTAACATTTATCAAGCTACCAGTTATATTACCATCATAATATGCCTTTCTATCATTAGGCATTGAGTAATATATTTTATTATATATTTCATTTATTGTTGGTGATGAATATTCTGCTGTATATGTTTGTTGTTTTTCAATTTTAGGAATAGAATAAACAACTTTATTTCTTTCTAATATAGGAGATTCTATTGTTATACCTGTTGATAAACTCGTTCTTTCAGGAACAAAATCTTCTAACATTTTAAATAAAGCATTATCAAAATATTGGATTAATCTTATAAATCCATTATAATCCAATAATGACCCTGTAAAACCAGGATATCCAGAAATACCTGTTTCAAAATATAATTTACGTTGTGCTGTTAAATCACTATATGAAGCACTATATAGTTGTCTTGGATCTCCAATATAATTATCTAAAATCCAAGTTGGATTATTAGATGATATGGAACTTGAAATATATGTATTTATTTCATCCTCAGGTGAAAATGAAATATCTATGTAATTAGAATCATTTTCTCTAAATAAATTAGATTCTGTAGGGAATGTTTGTAAACTTATTAATGGTGATAATACAATTCCTGTTATTTCATTCTCTACTATTCTTACTTTTTCACTATTATATCCTTTTAAAAGATTATATTTTGTTGAACCACCATATTCTTTAATATTTAAAATACTACTAGTTGAATTACTTCCAGTAATTGTATAGAAAGTATTATCTCCTATTCTATAATAAGTTTTATTAGGAATACCAAAAGTAGAAATCAAATATTCTAAACCAAGTTTAGTACCTTTTGTTTTTAATAATAAAGGTAAATTATGATATATTCTTTTATATAATTCAGATAATAAATCTTTACGAGGTATATTATTTAAATAACTACCTGTTATTGAAAAATCATTATCCCATATATTACTACCAGTATTAGCTCCTATTAAATATTTATCTAAATCTTCACCAGCTTGACTATTATATAATTTGATCCCAAGAGATTTTAATTTATCATATACTAAATCTTTTGAAATACCTTTATTTAAATTATTATTAGCTAAATTTACATCAGTAATAGATTTTATATAAACCCAAGTATCATCGAAATGATGTCCAATCATGTTTAAGAATAATAAAAAAGGTGCATTTTTTTCATCATCTCTTATAAAATCTGGGATTGAATATACTAAATTATCATAATTACTTTCATCAAAAATTAAAGCTGAACCAGTAAGATTATTATACCAAGTATTTACTGTTGCCGAACCCGTTGATAATAATGAATAAGGTTTTATAGATCCTGATTTAGGCCATGTATATGAACTAGATTCAAAATATAAATATTTTTCATATCCATCAAATTGAGTTATAATATTATTTATACTAGATGAATATTGATTTATTTCTAATTGTAAACTAGAAGTAGTTGATATATATGGAGTATAATAATTTATTAGAATATTATAATCTTCTATTTGTTTTACTTTATTATAAAAATTTACTACTCTTTGATATATTGAACTAAAAAATATAAAATTACTAAAATCAGTATAATCAATATTAATATTTATACTTTTATTATTAAGTATATTATTTATATGATTATATGATGAACTTTGTAATGTTTGTAAACTAACTAATGCTGTTGAATAATCTGTATAAGTTGTTGATGTATTTCCAGTATCTGGGATACTTATATTAAAATTAGGACCTTTTAATCTTAAAGATTCAGGTTTAGATATTAATTTATCTAAATTTACATCAAATATATAAGGATTAACTTTTTCTTCTACAACACATAATGTTTGTTTTTCAACTATATTTAAAGGTAAATCTTTATATAATTTAAATAAAATTTCATATCCTGTATCTACTTTATTTAAAGCAATATTAGTAGTTAAGAATTGTTGATTGTTTCCAAAATTTAATAAATAATCTATATTATATGTAGAATTATTAATTTTAGTTATTATTTTATTAACAATATCTTCTATTTCATCATTAGTTAATGAAACTGATGCTAATCTTATTTCAGTTCTATCTTGTGATATTTCTTTTATAAATAATGCTTTATCCTGAATATTAGATAAAGTTCTATTAAATATATTATATGTAACTTTAAATTCTCCTGAACTATATCCTCTATTTTGAATATCCTTTATTGGATCAATTTCAATTACAGGATATAATGAACCAGTATCATTTAAAACAGGAGTAAAACTACTACTATTAATTTGATTATTAGTATTAATATCATTCTTAACCCCTGGAATTAAATTATTTGATGAAGGTAATTTATAATTTAAATAATTATAATTAGTATCTAGTAAATTTCCTCCAATATCATATATATAATATTCAATATAATCTCCTTCATTTCCAAAATATGTTTGAATATTTTCAGAAGGAATTAGATTAGTATCCTCAATATCGTAACGTGATACCGTTGAAACACTAGTAATATTACCTATTATTTTTATATTATTTACCATTATTGTTTTATAAGTTTATTCAACTCATTTATTGTTGTTTGAGATTCTAAAACTTCTTGTCTAAGAATTGTTATTTCGTCTAATAAAGCTTGTATATCATCTTGACTAATTATAATCCCTAAATAATCAGCTTCCTTTTGTATAATATACGAATGAGAATTTACTTCTCCATCCTTAGGGATTTGATAAAATAATTGTTCATATAATTGAAAAAAATCTTCTATTGTAAAAACAGGTAATTCTTCATCCGGAGTATTATTTATCAATTGTTTAAATTGATTATCTATTACTTTATTATATGTATTTTTATTAAATACTTCTTTTTCTATAGGTATTTGTGACATATTATATTAATTTAATCACTAATCAATTATTTTAAAGAAATAATTATTATCAAAAATCACTACCTCACCATTATTAAATACAGTTTTAACTAATATTTTATAATATCTTCTAGGTTCTAAACCATTACAATAAACGTTAAAATAATTACCTGTTAAATCAGCACTAATCTTAGTAAAGTTATTACTAAAATCAATAATTATTTCTTCCGTATCTAAATCTTTTATAGACCAATATGATGAACTAGGTAATAATTTATTATTTAAATATACAGAAGAAGTTTGGAATGTTCTAACAGGAAACTTATCTCTTACATTTATTTTAAAACGTTGTATTGAATCTTGTTGATATTCACTTTTATTATTATCTATTGTTAATACAATATTTGAAGAACTTACTATAGATAATGAACCAGTATTGTATATTGAATCATCCCATTTTATTTCTAAACATGGTGGATAAATAGTATGAGTATTTTCAGAAAAATATTTTAATTCAAAATATGAAGATGTATTAAATTCTAATATATTACTATTTTTTAATATTATACCTTCATTATTTATTACACTTCCTGACCAAGCTTGTACTATATTTGTAATATCTATATCAATATCTGAATTAGATGTATGAACGAAAGATTGTGAATACTCATAATTAGAAGCGGTATACCATAAACCACCACCAATATGAGAACCAGATTTATAAGAACCTGTAGTTCCTGTTGGAAATGAACCTGTATTAAACCATATACTTCCACTTAATGTATCTGTATATTTCCAACTAACTCCATCAGTAGTAATAGGACTATTTGAAAAACGTCCTGTTCCAATGTTCCAAGAACTTGATAAAGGATAACAATATATAGAATAATTTAAAGGAATTTGAGAAGTATAAGCTGTATATAATTTTAATGAAGCACTAAAAGCTGAACTTGAAACTTTTAATAAAATGTCATTAATCTCAGATTGAGAAAATTTGATAATCGGACGTGATACTTCATAAGTACCTTCTAAAGTTTTATAAGTACTTAATTCTAATATTTCATCTATCCCTGAATTTAATGTAGGGTAATATGAATATAAAGTTGCACTTTTTTCTGGAAATATTTTAATTACAGCCATAAGTTATGTATATTAATAAATATTAATGGTTTAATTTTTATAAACCCACTTAAATCCTCCAGCTGTTTTTTGTTTATTTTTTAAACAAGCTATTATATCTCCATTATGATATGTCTTAGCACTAGAAGTTGAAGGCCATTCTTTAATAAAATTACCTTCTAGATTATATTGTAAAATTGGTTTATTGTTAGTTATTTTATTAACTCGTTCTTTTCTTTTAATTCCTTTTTTAGAAATACAATAATTTTTTCTAAATTGAAATATTTGTTCTTGTTTTAAAAATTCTAACATAGTAAAATGAGATACATTATGTTTTTTAGCTAAATTATTTAAAGATAATATTTCGTAATCTTTTCTAATAATATCTATGTTTTGTTTTAATATATTTATTTTAAATGAAGATTTTTTTCCTTTAATATTTAAACTCATTTTATTTCTAGTTTCTTTAGAATGAATTTTACCTTTATTTCTACTTGTTCCTTTATTAGCTTGGCTTATTTTATCACCAAATTTATCAGGTTTAGATTTTCCTTTATTAGCTTGGCTTATTTTATTTTTTGTTTCTTCAGATCTAGGACCAAAACCTTTATCAAACAACTCACAATTTAAACCACTATTAATAGTATTGTAATATTTTTTCCAATATATTTCTTTATATATTAATTCTTCTAATAAACATTCTTCAAGTATTTCAAATTTATGATTTTCTACACCATATTTATTTAAAGATCTATATATTTTAGGTTGTTGTTTACAATCATAACGTTTATAAGATTTAAATCTTTTTTCTATATTAATAGATTGCCCAATATATACCTTGTTAGAAGGTGAAGTAATTTTGTAAATTCCTATCATAAATTTATTTAATAATAAATATATTAAAACCCCAAAATACGCCCAGCGATATCATTTTCTGGAAATCTAATTTCAAAAATACTAGGGTCTATTGATGGATATACTGTATTATTTCGAGTAGCTCCTTTTATGTCATATCCATATTTAGAATATGTATTTCCTGTATCATCTTGTTTATTTATAATTTCCAATTTAACTACAGATTGTACACCATTTACTTGTAATATTTGTGACATTATATCAGATATTATAATAGGTTGATTTATATTCCATTTTTCTATATTGAAATAATCTTGTATTTTTTTAATACAATTAATAATAATATCATTATTATTATAACCACTTTTAATAGTAATATCAAAATTTATTCCAATATTTATATAAAAAGCATCTTTTATATTAACAGCATCTGTAGCCATTCTAAACTGCTCTATATATCTAACTAAATTATTTTTTAAATTATCAGAAGCATTAGTTAATTTTTTATTAGCATTATATCCTAAAATATACATATCTAATGATAATGGATTTCTTTCTTCTATAGTTGCAACTGTTGGTGTTTGTATAGGTTCAAAAGCATAATCTTGAGTTACATATACCTTTGCTATACTTCCAAAATCTGAAGGTAATGATAATGCTCTTACCATATAATCATCTTTAGTAACAGCTCTTAATTGTGATTGATAAGCACTTAATGCATTATTTCTAATTTCTTCTATTTGATCTCCATCTCTTCCACCATTAGCTGGTGTAGGATTATTTACACTAATACTATTTAATATAGCATTTGATATACTATCTGATACTCCACTAGGAAAATATATTAGTGATTTATCTATAGTAGTAATAGTATTAGTATCTATATTTGATGTTATTCCTCCTCCAACTAGATATCTAACAGTTATATCTATATTTGGAGATAATCCATATTCTTGTGTATGAAATACAGAAGCTTTATTATAATTATTATATAAATTAGATATTCCTGGAATTAAACCCATTCCTATATTATTAGGAGTAGGTAATATTGTAGAATCATCTTTATTAGATATTCCAGCTCCAAATTCAATTTGTAAAGTATTATTAGATAATATACGGGAAGTAAATCTATTAGGAACTCGTTTTAATTGTAATAAATAAGGAACTCCGTCTGAATTATAAGAAGGATTATTTATTTTATCAAAAATTACAGATTGAGCTAAATAAGGAACTTCATACCATTTATTATTCTTAAGATCAATTATATCTAATATTTGGATAATATTTGTATCTGATATATTAAATGTAGAAAATTTTTGAGGAGAAGATATATTAAATGTAATTGATTTTATTTCTGCTGATATTGCTTTTGTTTGTTTTTTTAATAAAAAATATTTATTATCAACAAAAGTTATTTCAGTATTATTTGTATCAGTAAAATCAACTTTTTCTGTTGTTAAAAATTTAGTTCCATATCCATTAGATGTTAATGATGTGTTTTCAGGTATTACCGTAGCATAATTATAATTAGGAACTAAAATACCACTTGAACCAGATGTAGGAACTAATTGATATATATCTATAGTAGCTACAGAAGTATATGATGCTTTTGGTCTATATCCTAAAACATATGATAATGCATATAAATTTTCTTTTTCTTTAGCATTAAGTAAAAATGTTTCTTGTATTTGAGTATCTAAATAAAATGACATTGCGTCTCCAATATAAGCCGCTAATTCAATAAATATATTTCCAGGTGTTCCTTCTGAAAAATCATTATAACTTAACGGAAAATATGTTTTAGTATAATTTACTAAATTTTCCTTAAAGTCATCAAATGTTCTATTTAAATATGATATATTATTTGCCATTATTATATAAATTGTACTGTTATTTGTTCTGTATTACCTGATATTTTTATTCTATAATTTACAGTTATTTGTATTTTATTTTCATCACGTCCATTTTTATCTATTATTATATCTAAAATTGATATTTCTGGTATGAAAATGTATGTATTTGTTTTAATTAAATTATTTATTAATTCATCTATATCATCTGTTATATTTTCAAATAATACCTTTTTTAGATCACAACCAAATTCAGGATTCATTATTCTTTCTCCCTTATTTGTTAATAATAAATTAATAAAATTAGATTTAATTTGTTCATTTGTACTATAAGTACTATTAAATACTCCTTTACCGTCAAATGGTAGTGAAATACCAATAGCGATATTCCCTTGTAAATCTAAAGGATTAATTCTTATTGTTTCTTTAATTGGCATTTTAATCTAAATTTCTTAATCCAGCTTTATCATGAGGTGTCATATTATCAGCAGCATCTTTAATAAAAGCTAAAAAAGGATTAACTTTTTCACCATTATCATCAACTTTATCAATTACTTTTAAATCAGAATGAACAGGTTGGTTAAAACCAAATTCATTTCCTAATTTAGACATTAATTGATTACGTACATCACCAGATAATGGTACACTATTACTGTTGAAATTTATACTTTTTACCTCTTTTAAGGTTTGTTTTTCTTGTTTTACCAAAACTTCATTAATAATTTCAGGTAATTCTTCATAAAGAGCCTCAGTTACAGCATCTTTAATTAGTTTTTTAAATAATTTAATGTTCATGTTTATAAATATTTAAGCTATGTTTTTTAATAAAATCCAATTTTTATGTGATTTTTGTCTATTTTTAATTAAACCACTTACATTTTTATTATTTAAATTATAAGTAGTGTAAAATTCAGATTGAGTTCCTATAAATTGTTCTAAAGTTAATGTTTGTAGAAAAACATATTGTTTTTTATCTAATCTAACTTTTCTACCTTTCATTTTTTGACTTTGATTTAAACCAAATCCTTCAGGTTTTGGCCTTTTTTTATTTTTATGTTTTTCTAATTGTTCTGGAGTTAGTTTTCTTCCTTTATTAGCTTTTGAAATATTATTTTTATGTTTTAGAGATTGAGGTCCTAATATTAAACCTTGATGTGATATAGACATTTTTTGTTTAGTTTCATCAGACCATTTTCTTTTATATTTTATTTTAATACCTTTTATTGGACTAATTCTACCTTTCATTTTTTGACTTTGATTTAAACCAAATCCTTCAGGTTTTGGTTTTCCTTTATTAGCATCACTTATTTTTTGCTTAGTTTCTTCACTTTTATATCCTCCTTTTCCATCTTTAAATTGACAAAATAAAGACTTATCCCATCCATATTTCTCTATGAATTGTTGTTTCCAATGTGTTTCACGTTCATTTAATTGTTCAATACTACATTCTTCAATTATTTCAAACATGTGATTTTCAACACCATGTTTTTTAAGAGAATTATATAACTTTACTTGACCTTTACAATACATCAATTTATATATATTCCAACGTTTTTCTATATTAACACTTTGCCCAATATATATTTTATTACTTGGACTAATTATTTTATATATTCCTATACTCATATAAATATTATTTATTATAAATATATGATTAAGCAATAAGATTGGTAGAATCTATAATTAATTTTAATGTGGAAATTAAATCTTCAGGATCTAATGTATATGATTTTTCACTTTTCAATACTTCAACATTATTTGTATCTATAGCAACGGCATAGTGGCGTTTATTCCCTCTTATAATAAATTTAGGATCATTATCTTCTCTTATTGCAAATTTAAATCCTTTATATTGTTCAAAATCTGTTCCAAATTGATCACCACTTAATAAATTTTTCCCTGAATCACTATTAACTGATGCTACTTCTAATATTCCATTTATATTTAACAGTTGTCTTTTATAATCTTCTAATATTTCAATACTTTTTTCTAATATATTAATTATTGAAGGTAAAAAAGCACTTAATGATAATAATATTCTATTTGCTTTATCTAATATTTTTACCAATTTCATTATTAAATTAATAGGAACACCTATACCTGGTGGTACAGCAGTCGGTACAGGAATAGATGATATTATTTCAACTATAATACTAAATATATTTATATATATAGATATATTTTTTATCTGTTGATTTATTTTAATTAATTTATCTTCGTTATTTTGAATTATTTTAATTGCATTGTCTCTAACTATTTTAGCATTATTTAATTTTTGAGTATCATTACTATTATTAGCCTCTTCTATTATAATATTAGTATCTTTTACTAGTTGACCTATTTTATTATTCTGAGATACTATATCTGCTATTTTATTTGTTAATAATAATATTAAAGTAGATGCTAAGGTTTTCTTATTACTTTTTAATACAGATTTTATACGAGTTTTTTTAGATTTTCTTTTTTCAGTTCTAATATTATTTTTTTGTTTACTTCTAGCTTCTTTACGTTTTTTCTTAGCTTCTTTTTGTTTTTTAAAAGGATCTTTTTTAAAATCATCTATGTTTTTTTGATTTTGTTCCTTTTTGATTTTTAATTTTTCTTTAGATATATTATAATTAATATTTTCTACTTCTACTAATTTTTGATATTCTTCATCATCCAAAGTAGGAGGTATATCTATTACTTCTCCATTTACTACTTTTTTAGAAGGAGTATTATCTTTTTTTAACCTTTGTAAAGTTAATTGATGTTCAATATCTAACTGTATCCCTTCTTGAATTAAATCAATTTTTTCTTTATATAAATAACCTATACTTGAATTATTATCAGGTGTATTTATTTTATATTTAGGTATATTTGGTAATTGATCTCCAAAAGTTTTAGGTAATACTGATGTTGATAAGGTAGATAATGTACTAGTAGGAACTAAAGTAGATATATTATCCTTTTGATAACTAGAGGTTACATTGTTCGATATTGTTGTAATTTCAGCCATTATGATATAAATACTTTATCAGATGTAATTGTTGATAATTGTTCATTTAAATTTTCAATATCACTTAATAATTGTTCTCCTGCTAAGTTACAATCAGTAATTAATATATTTCCTTCAGGAGTAGGAATACTTGCAGTTGATAAAAAACCAGCTAGTTTAGTAAAAGTATCTAATATTCTTAAAAATAAATCATGTGTTTTACCACCTAATAAAGCAGGTTCATCTGGGTATTCTCCACTTTTATTTGTTCCTAATAATATTAAAGGTGAATTAATATGTGTTGCTTTTTTAGAATTAAAATTAATTATATTATCTGAATTTAATTCTATATTAGTTTTAGAAAATAATAGAATTTCATCTTTTTTAGAATTTAAAGTTATTCTATCACTATTTAATATTATTTGAGAAAAACTATAATCTTTAGATAATATAGTATTAATTCTAGGATTTTTAATATTAGTACTTGGTTTTAAAGGAATAGTTTGAGTAGTTGTTAAATAAATTGAAGATTTTTCTTTATTTATTTCCTCAATATTTGCTTTTAAAGAACCGGTATTATCAGTAATATACCCGTTTACTAATATAGTAATAGGATCTCCATCTTTTCCTGTATTACTCCATTCATTTAAATTAGATTTTAATTTAACAGTACTTCCAAAACGCAATCCATTTCCTTTTCTTCCTTGAAATATTCTATCTCCTTCAAAATATCTTAAATTTCTTATATCTGAAGATTCTATAAATGTAAAACCTAACTTATCTCCCGATATAGCGTTTTGTTGATTATTATTCCAAATATTAACTGTTCCTAAATAATATTTTTTAGAAGCATTATTTGATATTTGAGTTAAGGGAGAAGGAGCATCTATAATATAAATTAATTCTCCTATTAATGGATAATCTTGAGTTTGAGGATAAAATGGACTAGCTTTTTTACAAATATTTAAATCAATAATATCTATATTTTTCGATTGTTCATAATCTAAATATAATACCGTTCCTATACTATCCCAACTTCCATTTTTTTCAAATATTTCTTTAGAGGGAGTATTTTCATCTATTATAACAGCAAATACTTTACCTATTTGAGGTTTAAAAGTAGAACTATTACCACCCGGCAATTTATTTGCCGATGTAACTAAACCACCTAAATTATCTCTTATTTTCATATTTATTTATCTGCTGAAGGGAGTACTTTTTGTACAGTTCCATCTAATAATTTTTGTCCTTCTTCTTTAATTTCTTTTTGTTCATCTAATAATTGTTGTATTTCTGTAGAAAATATATCAAAATCATTACTGTTAGATGTAGTAGTTGATGCTCTTTGTACAATACCTGCCATTTTTATTAATTGTTCATTATTTTTTACATTAACATCAATCAAATCTTTAACAGTAGGCATTAACATTACTGCAGAACCAGCATTAGATGTTGCTAATGGTTTAATAGCATCTATTAATTCGCTGATTTGTTTGTCAGTATCTTTATTATTTTTATGTATTTGTTTAAATATATCGGATAATGATTTATCTCCGAATAATATTATATTATCAAAATTTGCCATATTTATTGTTTAAAAGTCCAATATTTTTCATTTTTATTATATTCAATATCTAATGGATATGTATAATCTTTTGATAAACTAGGATATTTTACCTCTTGTTCAGTACCAAAATCAACATCAATATATCCATTAGACCATTTAAAATATGTAATATTATTTTTTAATAATAATTCCATTAATTTTAAAAATTCTTTATGATTATTAATAGTAATTGGTGATTTAGGTAGATTACTAACATTTATTTTAATTTCATCAATATATTGTTTTGTTATAGGAAAATTTTTATAATCTTCTTTATTATCATTTATTGATAAAGCATTTTTAATACTAATGAAATTTGGTAAACCTATATATATTTGAGAATTTTCTATATCAAAATCTTCTGGAAGGACATCCTTGTGTTCAAATGGATTCCATTCCGTTAATTTATCACCATCTACCCATCTATAACCCAAATCATCTAAATATTTAGATATTCTAACCCAGTTTTCTTCTGTTATTTCGATTGGAAATTTTTTAGGTAAATTAGGATTTACTACTTTAATTTCTTGTATATTATTAAAATCACCAAAATGATAATAATCAGCCCAATAATCACGTCCTTCTGGTGTTTCTCCCCATATAAATCCTTGTAATATAGCTTCCCATACACTATCAAATAATTTATTAGATTTATATGAAAAATCTTTTTTCCAATTAGTTAAGGCTTGTGTACGGTATGGTTCAGGAAGTTGATTTAACCACCACCCAATCGTTTTAGGAGGGTAAGGTAGCGATACTTTAATTTCAGATAATATGTCTTTTAATTTAATCATATATATAAATATAATTAATTATATTCTTATATAATCATTTTCATAATATTGATTATATAATTTTTTACGAATATCATCTAATTTTTTAGTAATTTTGGTTATTTGTGGTGTAGTAGCATCGGTTATTTCCCTAATATATATATACAACGCCTTTTTATTATAAATTTCCAAATTATCACTTTTACGGAACAATTCCATAATAGCATCAGCTACTTTATAATCTTGTTTTTTAGGAAATAATGTATATAAATGTTTGTCTATATATTTTATATACAAATTAAAGAATTTACCATAATCAGTAGTATTACCTGAATTTTCTATTTCATCATAAGGTAAATCGGATTCATCATTAACTTCGTCTAATTCTGCATATTCCTGTAATTTTTTATAATTATTATCATTATATGTAATAAGATAACGTTTCGCAATTGTACCGAAATAAGAATAAGCTTTAGGAGGAGTAATTTGAGATATTTGTTCAAAACATTTCTCACTTACATTTAATTTAGATATAAATGTATCTATTTGTTCCTGAGTAACAGTAACAGCATTATTAGTATAATTTTTAAATGAATCTTTCTCATAAAATTCATTATATTCTTTAATGATAATTTTAGTTAATTTATCATTAATATTTTTACTATGATTGAATAAATGAAGTTTTTCTAAAAGAAAAGTAACTACTTCATGTTTTAATTCTTCAATTGTATCTGAATCAGTATGGTAAAATTTAAAAGTATGGATTATATTTTCAGATAATTTATAAAAAGCGTATTGTATATGTTCCTTATAAATTTGATTTCTAATTTTCTGATCTTCTAAGGATATATAATGAATAATATATTTCTCAGTATCTTCAGTAAAATAAATTCTTGGTTCTTTTGGTTTTCTTTTTCTAGGTTGTCCTTTTTTATTTAAAGGAATTACATTTGTTTCTTCTATCATATTACATTTTTATTAATGTTATATAATATAATAACAAGAATATTAATATCCAAATTTTATTTAATAGAATTCAAAAGTTCTTGAATTTCTTTCATTTCTTGAAAAGTAGAAGATAAACCTTCTTCCTCAGAAATCCATACCTTTTCATCAATTTTCATAAAAGACTCATTCATCTTTCCGATTAATATCCCAACTGAATTAATTTGATCTTGTTGAAGAATAACCATTTCTTCTAATTTACGATTTTTCTTAATTAAGAGAAAACCTAAAACCAGTATAATTTCCGTTAGGTGTATACCTAATATCCATAAAAATATTTCCATAATTATTGTGGGCTAAATTGTTGTTCAAAATCATCAGGTTCCATAGAAACCATATCACGTATACTTTCTATTTCCTGTTTTAAGGATTGTATAGATTCTAATATGTCATCTTGAGGCATATTTCTACTTACTTGTAAATTAACACGATTAGCTGTTGCATCAAGTTGCATCAACTTATCTATAACGTTGTTTTTAAATCTCATAAAATTATTTTTATATAAATATATACAAACTACATAGAAATATTCTATTATACGTTTGTACTTATTTTTTACCTTTATTTATTACCTTTTTCTTCCCTCATTTCTCATTCTTCTTATTCTTCTTATCTATTCCACTTTTCTTCTAAAATTTAAAAGAAGTTACGAAATTTATTTTGCTTTTCCAAATTTTTCTTTTAAAGCTTCACGTACTAATTTACGAATTGTTTCTTTAAGATCATTTATCTTAGGTGATTGTTGTAAAATAACCTTCATTTTTTCTAAATCTTCAGGTTTTTCAAATGTAATTTCAAAATTATTTTCAATTTTATTATCTATAATTTTTAAACTATTTGTATCAACACCAAATTTATTTAAACGATTAAGTAAAGCTGCTTTATCTTCTAATTTAATTTTATATACTTTCATAACTATAAATATATAAACAAGACTACTTATATCCAAATAATTTACCTAAAACCTTAAAAATATAATGGAGGTAATATAGAAGATGTTACAGTAGTGCCATTAAGAATGGCCTTATCCCATTCTTCGAGGGTAAGGCCGTACGTAGCAGCTTGTTGTTGACGCTGTTTTAAAATTATTTTTTCGAAATCTTCTTTTGTAAGCGCTAAAGATAATGGTTTCATAGAATTAAGTTTTTAAACCACTTTTAGAACGCAGAATTTTAATATTTTTTAGACGGAGGATTAAAATTTTCTTCTAACCAATCAAAAAAACATAATAAATCATGTTTTTCCGAATTAATTTGTTCGTAAGCAGCTTTACTATACATATTCTGAATTTCCTTCCAATCTAAAGATTTCTGGATAATATAAACATATTCTTTATCAGCGTGACGGAATTCAACTTCTTTATTTACAGAAAGATCATCTGTAATTGTATTAGGTAATACAGGTTTAGTAATAACCAAATTTAGATTATTATCAATATTACCTTGTCCATATGGATTGTATTGAACAAACCATGTATCATTTCTCTTAATTAATATTCCTTTCATACTTGTTTATTTTCGTTGTACCATTTAATAAACTCTATTACCTCAAAAAATAGATTCATTATTCCTTTTTCATTATTATTTTTATACCATAAACAATTACCTTTGAAATTGTAATATGACCAAGTATAATGATATTTAAAATAACCTAATCCTAGTTTTTCAATTTTCTCCACCACAGGCATGAGCCAATCCCATAATGTGTGGTATTTTAATTCTGAAACTAAATAATAGTAACCTTTGTCTTTTAAATCAAAATACCTTTCTTCATCAAATTTTTTTTTATTGCCCTTTCGGTATTTACCACCCATAAATTCAGCAATCAGTTTATTGCCTTCGATTATTTCTTTATTTTCCATGTTTTATCTCTTTTAAAGATATCAAATCTTTCTAATACTTTACCTGTACCTTTCTTTTTAATTTTAATTATATCACCAACGTTAAACGAAATAGACGTTATTGTTGCTTTATTTTTTAATAACCAACTTTCCAAATTAGATGTATTACCTTCCCATTCTTCTTCTTCTTCATCATATCCATGTGGTGTTATTGTAAAATCTGATGCTGGTTTAAAATCCATTAGTTTATCATTATTTGTATGACACATTATATTTTGCCTATGATACCCTACTACGTCACCATTTTTATTGCGAATGGTATATTCTATTACATTTGCTGATGTCATATTATTATAATTTATATTGTAAAGGAAGTTCATAACCTTCTATATTAAATTTACTTTTATCTTTTAAATTTTGCATATAAACAGTTATATTATATCCGATTTGTGGAACATGTATACTTTCAATTAATATATCCGATACGTTAATTCCGTCATCATAATGGATAATATCTCCCTGTTTAAAATCTAATATTGCTCTAAGCTTATTCGTCATATTTAATTTACTTTAATATCATTTAATTCAACTTCTTCTCCTTCTATATGTTTATAAACCGTTGTAAAAAATTCTCCTAAAAGTTTATAATCTTCGGGTATCATTTTACAATAATCATATGCTGGAATTACTCCACTTACTTGATGTTGTATAACTGTTTTCTTTTCTGGAATATATTCAAACACAATATTCCCTCTAAAAATATATTTCATAATTATTATTTATTTAAATAAAGGTAAGGTATATACTTTGCCTATACAAAAAAATTGTTTAAAAGTTCGAGTTGGAATTTTACAAAGGGATTTCGAAAGGGTTATTTCGAAAATTTGAATTGTGTTGTTGGGATAACACATTGCAAGAGGGTAGTATGGTATATAGGTATATACTTGTCGATGGCGATTTTAGTTTTTCTACTGAACATATATCACATTAAGCGCCACATAAACGGCACGTCGATGGACCGCAATGGGCGTGGGAGCGGTTCACTGTTGTGCCGCTATCGGCCCGCCAACGATCGATACCGTCCTTGTTTGGGCACGTTTTTTTACGGCGGCAACATTTTTATCCATACATCACCTCCCCGCAAAATACTGTTTGTAATATAACACTTGCTGTTTCGGCATCATCTTGTTCATTAATCGTGTCTGTTAAATGACTAAATGGTGTTTTGGATACTTTGGTATGAACATCACTTAGATTAATTTTATATTCATCATCACTTTCTTGATCAAGCAATGTTAATGTATTTCCGTCTTTTAATATTTGCATTAATACATCTTCATAACACATACCTGTTTTGCCTTGTTCAATTAAATGTTGTTTGGCCGTTTCATATTGATTTTGGTCAAAACAAAGCTCCAATGACATTTGTTCCATATAACCTGTCCCAACAGCATTACATAATGCATTATAGAAATATAATTCTGATTCTTCTTGTGTTAATATTATTTGAGCCATGTTATTATTTTTATTTGAATGAATATATGAATTGGATTGTGCCTTACCTGCTTAATATACCTAATACAATTATTATTATACAGGCAATGATTAATTGATATTTGTTTATTGTTTTCATTGATTGAATTTAAAAATGGGACGATGCCTAGCACCGTCCCTATTTAATTTAATTCATACCTTGACTTGGATTTTTGGTCATTGTACCTAACATTACTGACATACCAATCATATCCATTTGTTCATTAATGTACTCTGTATATGCCCATAAACTAGCAAACATTACTTCTTCGGCTGTGGTTTCAGGTCTTACCTTTTGCACTGCCTCTAAAATTTTATCGGCTGCTTTTTTGTTATGTTCAATTCGGTCAATACATTGTTGAACTGCTTTATCATTGATTTTTGCATCAGCGATTTTTTGGTCCATTTCGGCTTTTTCTTTTTGTGTCATTTTATTTGTTTTTATTGTAATAAATGTATATAATTAATTTTGACTAATCTTCTTCAGTTTCGATTATAATAGCTGTAATATGGTCTTTAGGTTTATTAATTTTATTCATTCCCATCCCTTCATATTTCAACAATGCATTACAAATATATTGTTGGAATTTAACTAATGACTTTGCATTATCCACTTCACGTAAAATTGACTGTTTGTCTTTTTCATTTATGTCTTTATCTTTAACAAATGTTTTGACATATTCTTTTACTTCATTTAGGTTTTTCATTGTAAACACTGTTGTGCTTATCTGTTCGAAAATGCTTTTAATTGCTATCATAACCTTTTATTTGAATAAATGTACAAACATTGCTTTGCCATTCAAATTAAAAGAACCCGGGAATAATTCTGCCCGGGTTCTTGGTTTAATACACTGTTGTATTACGCTTCAACAGCTGTTTCGGTTTGTACTTCTGTTGTTGTTTGGGCAGGTTCAATTGCCACTACAACTTCAGGTTTAACCATTGGTGGACGTCCCGGTTTGATTGGAATTCCTGCTGCAATTTTGGCATTTAATGCTGCAACTCTTTGTTGACGGGCACTGCCTTCAATTACAGGTCGACCTCTTCCTACATATTTTCCTTCTGCTGCCTTAGCCGCACGTGCAGCTAATTTAATTTGGCGGGCACAACCAGGAACGATGGGACGACCTTTTTGTTTTTCTTCTGCCACAACGGTTGTTGTTTGGGCCGGTTCTTCTGTTGTTGGAGTTTCACTTACAGGCGTTTCTTCCATTACGGGCGCTGTTGTTGTTTCTTCAACGGTTGGTGTTACTACGATTTCTTCTGTAACTGCTTTGTTGTTTGCTTTTTTCTTTGCCATAACCTTGATTTTAATTTTTGTTTTTATTTAATAATTGAATTTAATAATTTTATTTTGACTTACAATTTTTCCTTTTTTCTTTGTTTTAATTATTTATTTGAATAAATGTACGTTGTTATTTTTGCCTTCCACTAAATTTCTTTTGCATACACATATCGATGGCTTTTTCAAACATGTGATACGTCCTTTGGTTTGCCCAGGTGTGTACCAATAACCTCTACTATATGGTTTTTTGGGTTTAGTTGCTATTAGTTCCGGTAAATCAGATAACCTAGTAGTATATTCTGAAACACATCTTACAGCATGACATAATCCACTACTCATTACATAACAATTTTTCTCTTCATAATGTTTAAGTAGTTTCTTATATAATAATAATCGTTCTCTTTTTCTCATACATTTGGTTTTTAAGATATTACTAATACCAATTTATCATCTTCATTATCATCATCATTTGATATTTTATCCATTTGGTGATAATCACTATATTTAATATATTGTTCTTCTGCTGTAGTAGCTTTTGGTGCTACTTGTGTATTCCAATGGTCACCATAATCATATCCGATATGTACTTCCATTCCAGGATCAAGTCCTTCTAATTGGTCTCTTAAATCTTGTACTGTCATTGTTTTATATTTTCTTGGCATAAAATTTTATTTGAATAAATGTATACAAAAAACTTTGCACAAAAAAGTCGCTACAAAAAAATGTAACGACTCCTGCTGGCAATACGTGTGTAAATATTATTTTGGATTTAATTCGTTATGAGTATCTATTATCAATTTAAGGTCGGCGTATGTAATATCATTCCAACAACCAATATTTATTTTGAAGTCAACTAATGTTATTGCCCAATTTTTTAATTTATTATTATTATTATTAGTAAAACGTGGTTTGATAATTTCTTTAATATTATTTACTAATACTTTTCTTCCTTCCACAACAAAATAATCGGTATTCATTTTTAATAATATCTGTTTACCATTGGATAATGTAATAGTTTGTTCTCTTTCTTTATACACCTTTTCAAACCATAAATCAATTACTGATAAATTACAAGCCTTATCATACATTCTTGATCCTTTCTGAAAGATAACACCACCACCTAAATCCGACGCATCAACACAATCTATTGATTCAAGTATTGATTTTTTGGAATGTAAATATTCGGATTTAATTTTATATCCAAGTAATTTTTGATTTTCTTTAGGTTGTTCATCATATAATTCTAAGTTATCTTCTTCAGCAAAATGATCAGCTGCTATTCCTTCTAGAGTAAATCCCAACATATATTTACCGTTATTATTTATACCTTTAAAATACAAAAATGGTTGTTCTGCTTTTTTGGCTTGAAGAATCATATTTGAACTATGATATGAATCTCCAGCACTTTTAGTTTTAGGTATCTTTACTTTATCTCCGTAATTGAATTTTACTGCCATAACCTTATTATTTGAATAAATGTATTAAAAAAATTTTGCCTATTCATTATCGTCTTTATGAAATATATCTTTTGTTTTATCTTTAACATAACCAAATAACAAAACCATTAATATCCCTCCAAAAAATACAACACAAAAATCCCATACCTTTTTTCCATATTTAGTATGTCTTAATTTGAAAATAACAAATACAATAATTATTATTGTTATATTTATGTAGTCGTTTGTTGTAAATTCTACCATTTCATATATATTTATATATCATGTTTGTTGGATTGGGTGGTTCGGTACATAACAAGCTCGGGTTTTGCCCAAACACACTCCATACATCATATACATCATTCCACATACAACACGTTTTTAATTATTTTCCAATTCCATTGCTTTCCACACTATACAAAAGCTTTATACATTAACACAATCACATACACCAAAACACTTATAACAAAACTCGCACCAAAAACGCGCTTCCATACACAACATTCACTCTACCATTAACAACAATTGTGATAACAATCACACAAGCAAATAACATTAATTGTTATTTTAATATTTGAATTAATCTAATTGAATCTATACTATATAATGAATCAACATATTTTTGATCATATCTTCCTATATTAATTCCTTGAGATATACTTCTCATTCCACACACATATCCATATTCTAACACAGTAATATTTAATTCCATATCGGCTTGTTTCTCACGTTCATGTCTATAATTTGATATATTTCCAATAATATAGAATAATGTCAAAATTAATATAATTATGAATAATTTATTTTCGTTGCTGTTATTGTTCATTGTTTTGCTGGATTATTTATTTATTTATTATTTACATAATGCAATTGCTTTTTCTAAGCATTTAATTCTGTTATCTATTTCACCTGGTTTAAACCAATTGATTTGGTCATATACTATTTTTGGTTTTGTTTTTGCTAATTCCGGTAAATCATCTTCAATAGTATCAAATAAATCAAATCCCATCTTATTCCAAATACAACCACAAATACCTTGTTCAGTAAGACGTTTGTTTTTATGTGGATTTTTATATATTTCAAGTGTTTCTTTGTATATTCTTAAACGTCCTTCCTTTGTTTGTACAGTATATTTACCTTTATCTTCGCATAATGCAATTGCTTTCTTTAAACATTGGATACGGCCCTTATTATTTCCTCTATCATACCAATATCCTAATTGTTTATCCCATTCATTATCTAATTTTGGTCGTTTTGGTTTTTGAGCCCATAATTCAGGTAAATCATCTGCAACATTTATACTATATATTGCCTGAAAGTATGCACATAGACCATTGTATGTGTATCTGGGTAGATAACCAGGATAATTAGTCCAATCATGTAATGCTTTTTTATATAATGATAATCGTTCTCTTTTACGCATAACTTTTAATTTATTTTATATATTAAATATACTTCTTGTACCTTGACCAAACACTGTAACTAGAAAGCAAATCATACATATTAGAAATAACATAACAACTCCAATTACCCATGATACGAGATAACCTACAATTTTACTATTATCATCAATATCACATAATATATCAAATAACATATCATTATGATATTTTCTACCCTTACTAATATCGTATATTATATTTAATTCTTGAATTATTTTAATACCAATATAACCCGGTACAAATATTGTTATTAACATTGTTATTATACCTAATAAAATTGTTAGTATCATAATATTGAATTTTAATTGTTTAGCACCCTCTTGTCTTATTGACGCAATGTACTTGTCTATTAAGCCTAGGCCAATTGATATTTCAAATCCTCCAAAGCTCAATAAGAGTAGGGTCATGTAGTTAAGACTTATGCACTAACACCCGTTTAAAAGCATTTCGCGCATTATAACTACTTGCTGAGAACTCGTTTGTGTTGTAGAGATAGTGTCCTATACTCTCTTTTAAATGACTATATTCCTTTCTCAAGGGAACAACACATCATATATTACTATATGAATTTTATGAATTGTTATCATTTCACATGAGTATAAACTACTCGGCAGTATAGACTTACAATTCAAAGGACTGTGATAACCTTGTTGATAATTTTTACTTTCTACTAATAAATTAGTTGTCTCAGACTACAGTACATAATTATCAACTACATTCAGTTTATGTATTATCCTGAATGGTTTATTTTTATTTTCAAAGAACTTCATATAAATAAATCAGAAATATCTTTTTGTGATACTATCGATTCTTTTGTATATATTATTTGATGTTCACCATCTACCCATTCACTTACATCTAATATTAATATGTGAAAACCATTTTCAAATAATATTCTTAATTCATCTGGTTTAACCCATTCTTGTAATTGTTCTATAGATTTAAATGAACAAAACCAATTTCCTTTTCGATCTAATGGAAAATACATTTCTAATCCATCATTATGAGGTGAGTTAAAATTTTTATGACGTTCATATAAATCTGGTAATATTTCATTTTGATTTCTACCTACTTCAACACGTCTACCATCTTTTGAAATAAACATCCCATACCCATCTGATTCATGTTCAATACGAATGATTTGTTTTGTTTTTGACATAACCTTTATTATAGAATGAATGTATAAAAGTTGTTTTGCCTTTAATACTCTATAATATCAATAATACAATCAGTATTTTCATCAGAAGCAAATAATACAAACTTTCCATCCTGATAAAATGTTATATAACTAGAGTAATTACCTTGTTTTCTAAATTGTTTATCTGAATTTATAAAATGTTTTGTTTCATAAAATATAATATTTACCGGTTTATTTTTATCTATTTCGTAAAAACCGTTACAGTGTTGACTAGTATATTTAATCATTACTACGCTACCGGTTTTTAATTTATCCCATTCAATTTCTTTTTTATCAGAACCAAATATTTTATCGAATAATTCATGTTGCTCTTTGGTACAAGCTCCACGCATTTCTTTATAGAAAGCTTCATCAATATCAATGGATAACCCTAATACAATTGATGTTGCCCATTTAGCACATAATTTTTCTTTCCATGTTGAACAAGCACTATCAACTATTGATTGAGCCTGTTCTTTTGTTATTGTTCTTTTATTCATAGGTATTTCTTTTAAAATATGTTTTTGAAATTGTTCAAATGTTATTTCTGTATAATCTAGTTTTATTAAATCACATATATGGGTATTATTCCATAAAGGAAATATAAGATATTTAAAAGCATCTAAATTATATGAATAACATCCAGATTGACTATTTTTATTTATCCATTTTTTTACAACTACTAATTGTTCATTACTTAATTGTTTTACATTTAATTGCCATTTTTCAGGAAATGTCTCTTTAAGTAACCCTACACGTTCAAATTCAGATATAGATACCATATAATGGTTAAGTTGTGAATATATATTATCAAATATAATATACATTATACCTCTATATGAAACGGGTGTTGATTTTATTTCATAGTTAGATTCATTATCAAATGTAAAAATGTAATTAGGTTCTGTATCCTTCCATTTTTGACATCTATATTGTAATTCCTTGTTGATTACAATTTTAGTACCAGGTGTTGATAATTCTTCAAATGTATATTTTTTCATATTTTTATTTTTATGATTTTTTAGGTCTACCTCTTCCTCTTATTGGTTTTGAAGCTAGTTTAGCTGCTTTTTCTGCTTCGCGTTGTGCTTTAACTTCCGGTGGTAATGGTTTTCTGCCCCTAGATTGACCAGTAGGTACATATACCTTAGGTGTTTTTATTTCACTTGGATCCTTTCTTGGTCTACCACGCCCTGTACCTTTCGGAACATATACTGTAGGTGTTTTACGTAATTCAGGAGCTATTGCAGGACGACCTCTACCACGTTTTGGTTCATTTGATTCTACACCTGAAATTGGTGTTTGTTGTTGAATAAAATCGTATGATTTCTGTTTACGTTTACTTTTAAATACTTTTGGATGGATTATTAATGCATCCAAATGAAATGCTCGTCGTAATCCAAAATCATCAATTACTTCATGTCCACCTTCTTTCCAACCTTTTTCACCGACTTCATGACGTTTCAGATATTGAAATTCACCACCATTATCACTATCGTAATATTGAGCAGGTAATACTTCTATACCAGGTTTGAAATCGAGTAAATGTTGTTCATTTTCCTCTAAAATGTATTTCTTACGTGGTATACTTAATGGATTTTGAACTTCTATAATTTTCATAACCGTTTTAATTTTATTAAATGTAATAGTTTTACTTTGCCTTACTACATTAATTTTTCTAAAATACTCTGCAATGAATGTTGTATATTCTGACGCATTTCAATTTCTAATGCCATTCTACGTTCTTCTAAAGTACTGTCAAATTTTTCAATGATTTGTTTATACAATGTTTCGCTTTCAATTGAAATAGTGTATCCATAAACATGATTAATAAGAGATACTACGTGATTATCAATTACTATAAACATTCCTTTTTCGTCGTTTTTAATAAAACGTTTATTGGAAATAGGTGCATATGTTAAACGTGTACCAGTATAATCAATTAAACACAGACATATTTTAGTCACACATTCTTCTTCTTGAGTAGTAGGTTGTCTAGGGTCAAATTTATTTTTAAGATAAATATAAACGCGAAATAATAATGACTGAATTCGTCCTAAGGGTTTAATTTGTTGATTTTCCATAACCGTTATTTACTTTATATTAAATTATTTAGAGTGTAATTAATTGAGGCTTCATAAGCTTCTGTTAGTGAATCCCAAACTTCATACCCAACTCCATTTTCACAATGTATAGTTATATAATCAGAAGTATCTTTATAATTCCAAATTATAACGTGAAACCTATTTACGTTAAACGTTTTAATATGACGCACTTCAATCCATATACCGTGTTTCTCATATAACCACATTACTACTTCAGCTAAAGATAAATCTAAATACCAAGGTTGATACTCTCTTGGATTATAATTAGAATTTAAATTTTTAGGATTTTGGTCATCTATTTTTAAGTAAGGTTCTAATTTAAACTCTTTATCGTTTAATAACTTAGCTAAAGGATATTTTACTAGTGGTATCATGTTTCAAGTTGTTTTTCAAGTTCTTTAATTACATCAATTCCTTTACCAAATGTAGATTCTCTAAATTTATAAAGTTGTTCCAAAGCAAACTTAATCTTTTCTCTTTGTACATATTCACTATTTACTACTTCTTTAAAACATTGAGTTAATGAAACAAATTGATTTTGTTCACTATATTGTTTTGCTGCTTGTTCTAAGTTCATTTTAATTCATTTATAATGTTAAGGATAGAATCTTTTTCAAAGATAACACTACATCCATATTTTAATGGACTGTTTTCTGACATATCTATTTCTGTAGAATAATCTCCTGTTACATATTCTCTTGTATAACCATCGTGGTCTTTTATTAAAGCATAACCTTTATCAGCAGCTTCTATTAATAATTGTTTACCATATTCTATCATTGCTTTTTGAACATCTTGTTCTTTCCAAATAATAAAACCAAATTCATCTTTTGGTAAAGTTTCATTTATTATATCGATTGTTGTTTTCATATTAATTTTGTTATTTGGTCAATATAATCATCCATAAAATTTAATGGATTTCCGTCAAGTTTTCCATCATCATAGCATTTAAGATTTCTCATAGCCAATTTATCGTCAAAAGGATAAAATTCTACTTCGAGTTCTTCAATATCTTTTTCTTTTTTAGCTACTCTACATCTTGCTATGATTTCAATAGCATTTGTAATAATGTAAACAGTATTGTCTTGAAACATGTCTTTATGATATATTTCATGTACATACATATCTCTAATAAGATTGTCGATAAATTCAATTCTTAATTTAGGATGTAAAATATATCGTTCTGGAAAGTAAAAAGTTGTAGGTGAAGCCCAAATTAACTTAGTTGGGTCTCCACATTGTAATACTATTTTCATATTAAATTATTTATTGTGTATTCAATCCCTTGTCGCAAAGCATCTTGATTAGTTTTATATTTTTTAGCGTTTACAAACATAAAAGTATCTTCAAAATATAATAATATTCTGAATTTGTCTTTATCAGGTCTAACTGTAACAAGATAATTATAATTATTTAATAACCAATCCTGTACTAAAGCAAGTTCTTGAACTAAATCTTTATGTCTTGTTTGTTCACTGGTATATGCTGGATTACCTAATACTCTTTTATTGGTAATTTCATATCCTTTTTTAGTTAATTGTTCCCACATTTTTATTTAATTTAGCTTGTCCAAGTGTATATACAGTAAAGAAATCTTGTTGTTCTTCAGGTGTAAGTTCTAACATTCTTTCTCCAACACTTCTTAATTCCCAACTTTCTTTACCTTTTTCTATAAAAGCTATTACATAACAACTTTTTGGATACCACTTAATTATTTCATAAAGATTATCTTTAAAAAGAGAATAGCATTTTCTAAATTCTAAATCATTTATTCTAATTTTCATAATTGAGTATTTATAAATTCTTGTAGAATTTTAATTTCAGATTGTAAAGCAATATATCTATTAGAACTACACCATTTATCTTGACAATCTTTTTCGAGTTGTTTAATTTGCCATTCGAATATAGATTTAACATATTGTTTAGGTATCCAACGTCTTTTATCAAACATAGGAAGAGTTCTGTACTCAATTACATTGTGTACTTTAGGAAATTGTTTGAAATCAATCATTTCTATTCCCATATCTGAAATACATTGTTCTATTGTAGATTCGTAACCATAATCTGCTTGAGTAATCCATTCTTGTTTTAATTCTGGCAGTTTACCTGTAAAACCTTGTTTAATTATTAAATTAGCTTCTTCTGCAACTTCCCATAATTGTTTAAACTTATCTAATGATATTTCTTTTCTAAATTGAGAATATCCTGAATAAAGATTGTATGAAGCATTATATTTTCCTCCTTCACTTGTTAAGGCTCTTTCGTATATTTGTCTTTTATAATCAATTTGTTTCATTGATTTTTTATAAAAACTATCCAAATGAGAACAAGAAATAGTATGTTCTAATACATAAATTTCATCTTTTTTTATGTAAAATTTTTCATACCAAACAGCAGCCATATAAGCAGCACTATGATTTCTATCAAATGTATGACTACCAAAACATTTTCCTTGAAATTCTTTAATTAAACCATCTAATTCTTTTAATCTGTAATTTGTTTTTTCTTGTTGTTTAGCTTCAGCTAAAGCTTTTTCAGCTATTTGTACTGCATTCATACTTCTTTAGTTAAATTTGCAAATAAATCACAAAATTCATTTACTTCTTGAAATAATTGTTGTTTATCTTGGATTTCCATATATTTTAAACAACATTCTAAATCTACTTTACAACTATCTTGCATTAATTGTAACATGTATTCTGTACTTCTATCTTCTACATCACAAAGTTGATGAACTGCTGCTAGTTTTAGTTTTGTTATATATTTCATTGTACTTTTTTAATTTATTTTCTAAACTCATAATTAAATTAGATTCGTGATTATCTATAAAGTTTTTTGTTTTTTGAATCAACATATCTGGAAGCATGAAATTATAAGTTTTAGTTCTTAAATACAATCTTTTTATTCCTGTTGGAGAATTTGGATTATTAGTTGATACATCCCTAAA